TTTCTTCCATTTAATGGTCTTTTTAACACTAGGCCTTGAATCCACTATTTCTAGTCCAGATTTGGCTATTTTGTCAAAAAAGTCCTTGGAATCAGCAAATCTAGAGGTTCCATCACTCAATAAATAGAGCTTGGCTTTCTCTCTAACTGTGTAAAAGTATTCAGCAACCCTAATATCTTCTCTAGTAATCCATTCAGATTGGGTATCTCCAGTGCCTCTAGAAGTAAAGGAAGTGTCTTGGGCATCTGGATACATTTCTTTAAACACAGTCTTTGGCATCATTGAGGTAATCAAGCATCTTTCTTGATCTGAGCCATCAACTGCTATGGAATTTGGATCCATATAGACTGTGAATGGGTTATCTATAGGATCAATGTAGATTTCTTGGTCAAAAGAATCTTCTCTTACATACCTATGATCAACCCTAATAAATCCCCATCCCATTCTGACTGCATAGTTATAGGCATTGTCATAGGCATTATCAGCATTGGAATTCACTTCTATGTGCCTAACCATGCCTTGGACTACCTTGGCATCTGCCGCATCCTCCACAGTATTTGTAGCATGAACCTTAATTCTTGGCCTTTGCTGTCTCTGTTGGTTTGTGACTTGCCTACAGTAGCCATCTAGCTTATTGATTGTCAGAACTGGTCTGGACTCTAGATTTCTTGAATTTTGCAGGTCAACAGGCCATTGGTCTCCCCCAGATGCAAACTTGAGGTCTTCTAAAGCCTCTTGCCTATTCATTGTGTCTGCATCATTAGCAAACTTCAGGAATTGTTTTGCCTCATCAATGATGGGGTCATAATCTGTTTCTATTGGATCTAGTGCCATTTATAGTGCCATCCAGGATTGTGGTGGTGCATAGTTTACTTGTTTTGCTCTTCTAGGTCTAGTCTCTTGGACTCCCAAGGCAACCATGCGGAAAGCATCTGCTCCATGTGAATACTGGTCATGGAGTGGATTTTTGCTGAATGCTTTGGTGTCTGGGTCAACCTCATATCTGTAATGTCTAAGGCATTGCAACCCATCATAGCAATTATCTCTGTCAAAGAAACAATTCCTAAACATGGTTCTGGCTGAGTTAATTGAATCAACTATGGAAGTTCTAGGGATGATTTTGGTCTTGAACCCTGCATTCCTGACAATCTCCTCAATGGTTCTGCCTTGGGCCGCCAATGTCTTATTCTGAGCATCATGAGGCAACCAAAGAGTGTCATACACATATCCATAAGTCTGCATCAGGCTCAGATAATGGCTCACAGTCTGTTGATTGTCCTCAATATATCTGATGAATCTTATCTCTTGGGCTATGAACTGGACAAACCAAATGGCAGTGGAATCTGCCCATCCAAGGTCGAACACAGCATGAACTGGCTTGGTAGGGTCATATCTGACTTTGGTGATTCTTTCCTCCAACTCAGCACTTTGCATTTCCCTTGCAAACACAGCTCCATCCACAGTTTGCCTACAAAGTCCTTCCCAAACAGTGTTGTATGCCTCTGGATCTCTGGCTTGAAGTGTCATCCTCTCATGGTTTAGGACTTCTGGAAACCACGGATTATCTGACCAGTTGACTTTGGTTGTAATGCAGTTATCAGGCTTATGGAGGATAAATCTTTGATATGTAGCATCAGATTCAAGCTCTGGGTTCATGGTTATCCAGATTTCAGAATCTTTGGCCCTTATTGTTGGGATCAAAATATCCCATGACCTGGCAGAAACAGCCTGGGCCTCCTCAACCCAGACAATAGTGCAACCCTCGTAGGATTTAATATTGTGGGGGTTATTTTTCAGGCCAACAAAGGCAAACTCAGTCCCATTTGCCCCTTTAATTGAATTTTGGGTTATTTCATAAAAACCAATTAGACCTAACTCTACTATTTGGTCACTTAATAGCTTATGAACTGATTGAGATATGGAGTTCTGGAATTCCCTGGCGCACAAAATCCTGTGGACTTGCTTTGCACCCAAGATGAGCAATGCTCTAGCAACAGACCATGACTTTGCAGAACCTCTTCCTCCAAAAATGCATTTATACCTTGATGGTTGGAACAGGCACTGGAGCTTGAGAGGAAACTCAGCCTTTTTAATAGCTTGATTAAGTTCACTCTGCTCCATCTGGCTTTACAAATGTAACTTGTAGATGTGGCATGATGACATTCCCACTTGCATCCTCAAGAGTTGTAGCTTGAACTGCCTTGCCATCAATCCTATCCATTAATTCCCTAATTGCCCAAGGTTCTCCCTCTTCAGCCTTGCTAATTAACACTTCAGCAATGGCCCTTGCTCTATGAGGTTCCTGAGAAAGAATCATCCTCAGTTTTTCCTGAAACAATCTGCCTTTGGCTGAGTTAATATTACCTAGTGGAGCACCCATATTGTATATTTAAGTATATATTTGATTTTAATATTACTTTTAGCTATTAGTAGTTACTTCTGGAGCTGTTTCTGTCTCTGCTACAGTAGTTGTTACTGGAACTTGAGCAGTAGCTTGTTTTGTTAACTTTTGAACTAATAATTGCATATCCCTGATTTTGTGCTCAAGGGATGTAATGATGAGGTTTAAGTCTTGGACTTCATGTGTGAAATTAAACATTTTTCTTTCCTTGTTGGTGTTTTCTACCTGGGCCTTTTTTGGTTGATTTGGGATTTTTTCCTGCTTGCCACTTCATGAACAGATGCTCATCCATTCCCATTGCAATTAGTAAGTGAACGGCTAAAGAGGCTTTCATTTCTTCTTGGCTTTCTTTTCTGCTTCACGCTTTTCGGAATAGGCTATGGCGACTGCCTGCTTGATGGGCTTTCCTGCCTTCACCTCTGTGGATATATTTTTCTTAAATGCGTCTTTTTTGGTTGATTTAATGAGTGGCATTAGCAGTTCCAGTTCTTAAGTGATGCCTTGGCTCTCTCCGCTGGGCCTTTGGCGTTCTTTACAACTCCTTCCATCCTCGCACAGAAAGAAGCTTTTCGGCCTTCGTCTTTCTTTGTTTTGGGGTTAGGAGCAGGCGGTTTCAAGTTTGATCCGTTTTTGGCGTTGTACTCGGCACGACCTTTAGCCGTCATCCCAGCGCCTTTTTTGGTAGGGTTGTAGGTTTTACCCTTACCTGTGGTTTTGTGCTCAATGGGTTTATCGTGCTTTTTAGTCATTATTATCCCTTGCTTCAAGTAACAAAATCATATCTTTTTGTGCTTGGTAATATTCATCACGTTTGCCCCTACCCAATTTCCACCTAATAGCTTCTATACATTCTTTGCGTTCTTTTTTTGCTATTATTTTGGCAAATTCTAATATTTCTTTTAAATAATCATATTGAAAATTAATTTCGCCATCTTCATCACAAAGTTCAACAAACATTCCAATTTCTATGATTTCATCTTTAGTCATTTTTTTGCAGTCTTAGCAGACTCTTTAAATTCTTTATAAGAATCAACCCATCCAAAAGCATATTTGCTTGAATCTTTAGGCTGAACATCAGATTTATTATTGTTTGGCAAAGAAGTATGGCTTGACAGCTTTATATCTGGCAAAGGTCTGGTAACCTGATTTAACAATAATTGTGTTGATATTATCATTTCTTTGCTGTCTTTGCAGACTCTTTAAATGCTTTTGCAGTTGGAGCACCCTTGCTACCAGGCTTTCTCATGTGCTCAACAGGCTTACCCTCTGCTTTTTCTTTTGCTATTCTTTGCTGTTTAGCATGAATATTCGCATAAAGTCCAGTCTTAGCCATCTATTCCTCCAATATTGCACAAATGTCTGCCTCTTGGATGATCTGGAATTCTTGACCATCAGCATCTTTAAAAATAGGAAAATCTAAATAAGTTCCATTCCCAAACTTAATAAAATCACCTACTTTTGTGTCCTCAACCATAGGGCCTATTGCAAAAACTGTGCCCTCATTAAACTTTTCTGTGTTCTCAACAATAATAATGTCTGAAAGTTTTCTGGTATTGGGCCTAACAGCAACTCTGTCTCTTAATGGATAAATCATGGGATTTGTCTCCCACTTAATTTAGGCCTACCAGGTTTCTTCTTCTCCTGTGCCTCTGCTTGTGAAACCAAATTATCAATGGTATCTGGCAAATCTGTGTGTTTTAGTGTAATTGTGGTTGGCAGAATTGGGTTATGCTCACCACACCAACTGCTTTCATTGGTGTTTTGAACCCCTGGGTATCTCTTACAAAGACCCATTCCTCGAAATCCATCTTGGGAAAAATACCTACAAGTCTTACAATGTTGAGTAGTCAATTCAAATCCTTATTATTTGGGTTGATTAGAAATACCCCTTAGACCTCTAATCTTTGGGGTATTTCGCTTTTTACATGCTGTCTTGTATATGTGGCATTCTTTCATGTGAATAGCACTCATGCTCTTTGGAGCCAGAGTTAAATTCACCAGTTTTGCCATCATTCATGCCCATGTGTGAGCCATCTCTGGAGCCAATGCTATCAGCCTTGCCCATACCCACGCCACCAACCAATTTGGCCTTACGCTCACCAGACATATCTGAGCTGTTAACACCCTTGGGAATTTTCTCTCCAGACATACCTTTTGTGCCTTTTAAGCTATTTGGGCCTGTTTCCATGCTTTTTTTCTCACCAGTTCTATCTGATGATTTAGCCCCTTTAGGCTCTTTTTCCATTCCATAATATCCCATTTTTTGTTCCTTGCAAGTTAAAAATTGGAGCCTCAATTATCCCAAATCACTATCTCTTGTCAAGTGAATTTTGTTTTCTCTGATGGCTTTTTGTAATTTTTCTTCTTCTTCTTTTAAGATTATATATAAGAAAAAAGCCCAAATACTAGCCATAAAAACAAAAGCTCCAACCATTAAAAGCATAGAAATAATTAGGAAATTAGTCATTTAATCTTTCCAATAGCTTATCAGTTAGGTCTACAGACATTTGAACAATTTCATCTGGCTCCCATCCTGAACTAGGCCACAAAGTGGATAAAAGCCCACATAAAACCTTTCCTGCAATCATAGCCCTTAGATCCCTTTGGTTCAAGAAATCTTGATGTAACTCCTCAAATCTAGCCTCTATTTGTTCATCATAGTTCATGCCATATCCTTTGCTAATTCTTCCAATTCAGGCCTAAATCCACTTAAATCCACTTCCAACTCTATTCTTTTTTTATATCTTTTAATCATTAGCTCAACTTCTCTAAGCCTGTAAACAATCTGAATGTCTGGGCATTTTTTGTAAATAGCTTGAAGTTGCTGTTTTCTTTGTTCTAAAAGTTCAATCATTTAACCAACTCCACAGATATTAATTTTGTTTTATCAGCATTCCAAACTGCCTTAACCAAAATATTTTCTTTTATTGTCCACATTTCTATGATGTCTTCAAGTTTTATTCTGTATTCAGTATTTTCATCCCAATTTGGATAAGGAGCATCATCCCAATCTTCATGATTTCTTTTCCGTTGAATCTGAGCACCATCTGCCCAAGCATGTATTAAGTCTGCGTGTTTATGTTTCATGCTAATTCCTTGTTAAACAAATAATCAAATACTTGTTTGTTTGCTATGTAGTAACCTTTATTCCAGTGGCAATATAAAATAGGAACATTAAATTTTTCTCTCAAAATTGCTAGATCCCTTTTAAATGTTGCTTTTGAAATCTTAAGTGTGTCAATAAATACCTTTTGTGGAACAGCCATTCTGATATTTAATAATTGATTGTAAATTGGTAATCTTTTAATCATTCTTGTCCCCTTGCTTGTAAAGAGTTTGTATAAATGTCTTGTAATTGCTTTGAAAGTTTATTCGAGTGATATGCCATTAGATCCATCAACCTATCCACTGATCTTACAAAACCCGTATCCCGCCTTGTCATCTGTCTGCGCCATACCCTAATCTTCATTCTTGTCCCCTTGCTCTAATTTTGAACGCCATATTTTTTATATGCTCATCAGTAACTATGTTGTTGTAAACATAATCACACAATTTTGCGCACT